TAGATTGCATCCATATCCTCAACCTTGATGTTCTTGTGATTTTTAATCAGAGCACCGTAGAGCAGTGCCTTCAAGAATTTCATGGTCTCGCTGTAGGAGCGCATTTCCTCACGCACCAACATGGACACACCGAACGCCTCTTCCGCTTGACACACAGAATTACGTGTATACTCAAGAGTGTACTCCGTATCCCCTATCTGTGCTTTCAATACTGTCTTCTCCATCCTTAACTCCTTATGTTATCGTAACTTACGCAATATCTTCCCATTCAATCTCGGAATTGGGAACCAGTGAAACCGTGCCAGTAATCGGTGCATCGACATCAACACTCTCGTTGAACACCATGGACGCCTCGCCTTGGAAATATGCCCTCTTGCTCAGAGGAGCAGGGAACTCAACACACCATTCGTGTTCTGCCCCGCCTTCCTCAGCGGTGATTGCGGTGTCGACAGCATCAATGACCTCGCTGGTGAAGATACATGGGAAGTCCAAGTTTCCACCAACATCAGCCAAACCCTTGATATACACATGTGAAGTGTTGTCAAGGTCGGTGACTTGATGGGTAGAAGGACTTGCTCCGAGTGCAGGGATTCCAGTGATATCTGGAATGTAAGTGTAACTCGAAGGACGAGCTGGTGCTTCTGTTGCTACCGCATATCCCAATTTGATTCCTTGTGAAATCTGTGCCATAATTTTTTCTCCTTACCGATACATGTAATCGGTTGTAATATCCAATATACCAGTGTATCTTAGTGTCCGCCTTGATACAGTGGCATCATTCACGTCCGGTATCTCCACGGTACTGGTTCTTGTCATGCCGAATACACGATTGAGTGCCTCGTCCACGACAACCCCGATTCCTTTTGCTACCGAACTTCCTGCGGTGGGTACTCCACCGACTATCATGTCCTTGGAGAAGATGTCAATCTGATAGGTTACATCAGAGAGAATCTCTTCCCCGTTCACCGCCAATCTCGTGGTGTTGTTCACTTCATCGATGATGACCATGGGATAAGCAGGTGCCAGTTTGCTGTATGATGGACGAATGGATTGCACTGTTACGGGATAGGTCTGTGCCAGAAGCACGGTCTTTACCTCATCAAGCAAATTCTTCATCCAACACCTCTCTTAGTATTGTCTTGAGTGCCTTGCGTGTCTCGTTCTTTGCCTTCAACACAGGAGCTTCGGGCTTCATACCTCTAGAATGGCGATACTGTCCGGTATCCTTTCTTCGGTATATCCATCCAGCAGGGCCATGCTCGTTTACATCGTATTCCCATCCTGCCTTGTTCAAGGCAATCTCATCCGGATAGGGATTGTTCTCTCCCACGTATCCAGTGCCGAACTCGATGAACGCCACATCCTTGCCAGCATAAATAACCCTGTGCATGGTTCCATCGTCATCAACGAACACATTACCCGGCATATTACCGTCAACACTCATGGTGGGAGCGAAATGCTCAAGCTGAGTCCTGCCATATTCGGCTACTCTTTCCTCGGCTTTGTCCAACACCATGTCCAATTTACCTTGCAGTGACTGTACATACTGCTTCAACTGATTGATACCCTCGGTGCCAAGTGTCACATTGACCTGTATCATACCGCCAGCCTCTTGAGGATTACCCCGATGTAATTCGGAGTATCTTCAACCCCAGCAACGATATAATCAGCACCTACAGCCATCCTTTCCTCATCCGGAGTGTCCGGTGTCTGTGCATCAACGTAGAACCTATCCCCATTCTCAAGGTCGTGAATCCATCTTGTCAGATACTCATCGACCCATCCATAAGGGTTTTCCTCAGTCATCCCATAGTCTGACTCACCCTCGATTGGATGGTCATAACCATAAGGATTGAACACAAGGGCATTGCGGAGGGTGTCACGAGATATGATGAATCGCTTCATCCCTGTCTCGATTGTCCCACCAGTGGTTCTAGCCCAATTAGTGGACACGGGCATGGGGTTGCATCTTAGCGCAACAGGAACATCAAAATACTCAATACCGTCATCCGTAAGATTACGCTTTGAGTGATAGATGATTTTCCCGTCGCGTTCAAGCATCCTCATGTTTGTCCCCTAAATCTCGGTATCACCAGTCTCAAGAGGCTATCGGGGTACATCGACCCAGCTTCATAGCGTCTATCAACTCCATTTTCTGCATGGTAGTTCTGTCCTTCGGCACCCATCTTGTTGTAAGCAATCAACGCCATTTCCACCACTACACTACGATACTGAGGTTCAACCACAGCGTCCTCAGTAGGGGTGTACTGACGAATGTCATTCACCACATCAATGGCAGTCTGCAAATGGTCACTGAGTACGGCATCTTCCACCGTCCCACTGAACCTCAGCCTTACTTTCAGCCTACTCAACAGTTCTTCCATTATGCCACATCCCATTTGGCATACAGTGTCATTGCTCCCTCAACCTTTGCGGAAGAGAAAACCACGGCATCCGTATACGCTTCATCATAGTACCATCCACCAAAAGTGAATCCGGTCAATGTCGGCTCTGCTGGTTCGCTTACCAAACCACCATACTTGATGGTCTGACTTGCAACTGCCGAACCGCCATCTGTGTCGAATGCAACCACATACTCGACATCCTCCATAAGGATTGAGCTTGTAGGCACAATCGACACGGTTCCGGTAATGGGAGCATCCACATCCACAGATTCATTGAACGCCTTGGCTACCTCGCCAGTGAAATACATCCTCTTCCCAAGGGGAAGGGGGAACTCCACCGCCCACTCAAGGGTGTTTACCCCTTGAGCAGTAATGGCATTATCGACAGCATCGATAACTTCATCGGTGAAGATGCAGGGGAAATCGAGATTCCCTCCCACATCCACAAGACCCTTGATATATCGGTGCATCGAATCATTCAGTGTGGTACGCTGATGAGTGGAAGGAGAGGCACCGAGAGCTGGAATACCAGTCAAATCGGGCAGAAAGGTGTAGGCTTTCGGACTGGTACCGGAAACCATGTAACCCAATCTAATTCCCTTTGAAATCTGTGCCATTATTTACTCCTTAACTCCACTTGGCATAGAGAGTTATGTCTGATGTCACCGGAGTGGCAAAGTCATAAGCCTCAAGGAATGTAGTATCATCGGTGTACCAACCACCAAAGATAAACCCATCGAATGTGGGGTCTGCTGGTTCGGTTGCGGTATCACCTTCCAATATAATCTGTGCATCTACCAACGAACCTCCGTTGGTGTCGAACTTCACTCTTACATACCCATCAGCCAACGCATTGGCCATTGCGGTGCGAGAACCGACTACGGTCATTGCAGAACCTGCAACGCCTGTGATTCTCGCATCGACATTGGGAACAAGGAAGAACTGCGACTGCGAGACGTCAACTGTCTTTCTCAGTTCGGTCTCGCTCTTTCGCATTGGTTCCAAGGTATAGGTGGGTTCGGCATCTTCGGATACTGCAACAATGCGATAGATAAGTCCATCGTATGCTACATAATCTCCAAATTTAGCCATCTGTTATCCCCCTTACGCTACGTTGGTGATGAACGCCACGAGCGGAATGTTCTTGGTGTCGTACTTCATGCTCCACATTGCAGGAGTTGCGAACTCTGCGTTGGTGGGGGACTCAGTTCCGACACTTTCGGTATCAAAGGAGAAACCGTAAGGGTGAAGCAGTCTGCCCCACTTGCTGTACAGCTTCTGCACACCGCCAGTGGTCTCGGGGTCGTAATCCACGTAGTTTGGAGTGTCAATCCGAACAGGGGCGGTTACGAACAATCCGGTACCAAGCAGGTAAGTGTGATACTCGACCTTTCCGCTGGTTGCATTGGCTACTGCGGTTGCGGTGTCATCGATGATGACGGGCTTGCCAAGGAAATACTTGACAAACGGGTTCTCACTCTGCTTGCCATCCTTGATTGCCACATCAGTGGCGAATCCCTGCCGAACGAGGTCGGTGTAAACCGCACTGTGCATAAACCATACTTGGAACTCTTCCATATGGTCTCCGAGAGCTTCCTGCATTGCTACAATGGCAGTATCGGGGGTCAGACGGTTTGCGTCCTCAACGGTTCCGGCTCCCTCAAGCGCAATGTCATTGACATGGCTTGCGAAATCGGCGACTCCCTCAAGACCCTTGAGAATGGAAAGCAGAGCCTTCTGGTTCTCCTTGGCTTGGTAAGCACCGACAGAGCGTGCAACATTGGCGAGGTCGTTTGCTCCGGTAAGCTCATGGGTGAAGTCCTGCTCCCTCCATGCCTTCATCCTACGATAAGCCATGGCGGTCATGCTGGAACCACTGAGGGTTACAGGGGTGTTGTCGGTGTTGCCATCGTAGTTCAGAGCATCCCCATCGAAGGGCTGGTAGAAACGAATGGTGACAACGTTGTTCTCGTTTGCGAGTGAATTGGCGACACGAGCGTCAGCAGGGCGGACTACGCCACTGTTGATAAGCTGTGGATTGATAGGGTCTCTCTCAGAGATATACCCAGTAAAAACCTCGGGGTCAAAGGAAAAACCGCCGAA